TTACCAGCAGCATAAAAAGTTCCATATTTTAACAGTTCTTTGTATAAATCTTTAAAGAAAGGTTCTTTCTTTTTGATTTTAACTGCTTCTGTATAAGTTATTTCTTGAGCATTTATATTACTAGAACATAGTAATATTATTATTAATAGTAGTATTCTCATAGTTTAGTCTTTATATTCTTATATTATCACTTATTTTCTTTAATTTTTAATCATATTTTATTGGAGTTCCTCCAAGTTCTCTTATTAATTTTTCTTCTCTATTTTTCTTTCTAGTGTTTACACCTTTCTTTATAGATTTCTTTTTCTCCTCTTCTTTATCTGAAGGTAACTCTAATTGCCATTCAGGCCAACCGCCGTATAAAGCCATTTTTTCCCAAGTTTTAACATCTTCACCATTCGCATCTTTTATATTTTCACCAATGATTAATGGTCTATCTAAAGGAAGGTTAACAGCGGCTGATAAAACTTTTGCACTTGCTAAAACAGCAGGATTATCTAAACTAAATCCTTTTTCTTTAACTTCATCCATTTCATATTCAAAAGTATAACCAGCTTGCATTAATTTAGATACTTTTGAATCTATAGGTGGTGATATATCTAAAATTTTTAAACCAACTTTACTGTATTGAGGTCTTTTCTTTTTACTTTGTTTTTCAGCTTCTAGCGCCATGTTTTTAAACGCATCAAGTGCAGCGCCATATATTCCCATACCTCTTAATAAAGAAGACGCCATACCATTATATAAATCTACTTGTGATTGTTCATCTATTTCTTCATCTTCAAAACCAAATTTAAATAATGCTTGTTGTAATGCATTGAACATTAAGTTTTGAATAGCACCATAATAAATTATTTTTGATACATTAGCTCTCCAATCACCTCTACCATTTTTCAAATCTAAATAAGCTTTGTTCATTAATCTAGTATACTGAGCTGGTGTGTTACCAAAAGCTAAAACTAATCTACCTAATGTACTAGCTTGTTGTGCACTAATTCTATCAACCCTACTAGATTGTTGTGCTTCTTCTGTTAACTCTCTAAAATCTTCAAAAGCTTTTTTCTCAGCTTCTATTTTAGACATACCTTTTTTAAGATAAGTATTAATTCTATTTCGATACATACTTGCTCCACCGGAAGCAATAGCATGACTATCAGCAATTCTTGTTAAAATAAAACCTTTATTTAATAACCAGCTAAGAGCTCCATTTATACCTTTTTTATGAGCTGCGTCTGCAATTTCACTTTCTGATACATTGATTTGCAAACCACCTCTTCTTTGAACCATAAAATCAGAGTTAATTAATTTCATATAATCCTTCCAAAATTGAGGTTGATTAGCAAATGCTTTAGCAGCTTTTAAAGGATTGTTATCATGCCAGTTTACATAGTTGATTGTAGATATAGTTTGAAGTATTGCAGATCTTGTATTTAAAAACATTATAGTACCAACGGAATTGTTAACCCAGTCTAAAGCTTGTTGTTCTAATTTTCCAGCATTACCAGGAAGAACATTAGCGTTTTTACCAGTCTTCATTCTTCCCATCATATTTTCCATGGCTTTTCTCCAATTAGTACCTAACGTAGCTTCTAATTTATTCATCATTTCAGGAGTAAATATTGCATCCATGTTATCTTGCCATTGTTTTAAATACTTAGCTCTTCTAGTTGTATTCAAACCTCTCATTAAATCTGTAGTTATAGTACCCATCAACCAATCACCTTCTGGCTTTGCATAACCTTCACCTAAATTTGTTTCTATTAATCTTTTAGAGAAGTTTACTAATGGTTTATTTTTCTCAACAAATTCAATAATACTTCTTAAATCAGTTTTAGATATACCAGGTATCTCCATACCTTGTTTATGCCAAGTGTATACTCTTACAGCGTGTTCATAAGTATAACCATCTAATTCCTTAACTTCTTTTCTTAAGTTTTTAGGTATACCAGCTTTTGTTAAATCTCTTTTCATTTCCTTAAACTCCGCCATCATTCTTATTTGATCACCAGATATAGCTGTATTAGCTCTTTCCCAAGGTTTAATTAAATGTTCTCTCATCCAAGCCATATCCGCATTACCTTGTTTACCTTTACCTAATAATGGATATAACAAACCAACAAAGTCTTGATGAGATGATGCTATTACACTCCATCTACCTGATTTTTTACCTCTTAATTTTGCTTTAACATCAGAGAATCGTTTTTTAGCATCTACACCATGTGTTCTTTCTATCATCTTATTCATGTCTGCGTTGAGATCGATAGATGCATAAGCTCTTTGAATATCTGATTTAACATCAAGAACTTTCATAACATCTCTTACTAACTTAACGTTTTGATAAGCGTCATCAACAAAGTAAAAATCATTATAACCTTCCGCTGCTCTATCAATTAACCAATTTGCTTTAGCAGATGCTGTTCCGTTTTCTAAACCAACAATATTTTTTAAAGGTATTTCTAATCCCATGCCTTTTAAAAACGCGTGTATAGCAGCTGCGGAGGCTTGAGGTCTAGCTGTTAATATAAAAATATCTTTACTACCAAACTTCTCTTGACGTTTCATTGCGAGATCAAACAATGGACCTTTTTTACCTTCAATTACCTTTTCAAATTCTTTAAAATTAAATTTTGCCCCTTTAGATTCTAGTTCGGCGTGGCGTTTAGCAAAATCAGTAGCATTAATTTTAAATGTTTTTCCATCAAGTTCAACTATTACTTTACTTTTTGTTTTAGCTATAGTGTCATCAAAGTCAAAAACACTTAATCCTTTTCTTTCTTTATTTCTTATTCTAGCTAGATCTAAAGCTTTATCAATATTTTTAGCTCTTTCCATTAACTTACCAACATCTTCACCTTTTGAGGCAAATGATTTAATTTCTTTTTGTAAGTTATCTTTAATCTTTTGTATTTCTTTTACTGCTTTACCAGCGTTGACCACATCTAGAGTTAACTCTTCCCATGTTTTACCTGTTCGTAAATCAAATGTTGTTTCTAATGCTTTTCTATTAATCAAGAAACCAGCTTTAGCCCAACCATCTAATCTTTCAACTCCAAACTCAGACATAAATGTACCAGTTTTACCAGGAAATCTAAAATCTTTACTATCTATAATAGTTTGTAGCTCTTTTGATATTAAACTTTGTTTGTAATTTTTTACTAAATAATTTAATTTTGTATTGAATGCTGCTTTATCACCAACATTTTTAACCATTTCAACCAAAATATTACCTGTAAAGTTTAATAATTGAAGTTCATGTTCAGCATATGATTTGTGTTTACCTTTTTGAATAGCTGTTATTGTTGCTCCTACTCTAAATATTGAATCCCCCATATTAGTTTGAGCTTGTAACATAGCCATTATATGTTGAATCACTTTTGGTTTTAATTCCTTAGGTGCTTCCGCATACATATCAAATATTTTATTTATAGTATATGTTAGTAATTTTTCATTAGCTTCTATAGTTTTTTCATATGTAGTTCCTTTAGCTTTTAACCATTTATTTCTAAAGTTTATTACATCTGCAGAAGTTTTTATACTATTTAATTCTTTAAGTGATATACTACCTTCTTTATATAATGTTTTACCATTGACAACTTTAACATTATCTATTTCTTTAAATTTACCTTTACCTTTTACTCCTTTAAGATAAACACCACGATCTGCCTCTCTTATTTTGTGTCCACCAACAGTACCACTCATTCCAGGCATATTAACTATAGCATTTGAATAACCTTTTCCTCTTGACGGTGTAATTAAACGAGAATCAAATCTATTTAATAGGTTAGTTGTAAACTCACCCATATAATAATCTTTATCAATATTACCCCAATCAAATTCAATTTCTGGAAATTCCTTTTCTATTATTTTTGTAAAATCATTATAACTTTTACCAGTGTATATTGGAACAGCTTTTGTTTTTAATTTATCTAAAGCTCTTAAGGCGTTAGCTCTAGCTATTTGAGATTTTAGTACATCAGTTGGTATAACATAATCCATACCATCTTCTATTTGTTTCCAATATTTATCAACAAAATTCTTACCTTCTTTAGTTGTCATTAAAGAGTTTTTAACATCTTCTAATACAACGTAACCAGGTTTACTTTGCCAATCTGCATTTTTAAATTCTCTTAATGCTCTGTCTGCTATTTTAAATTCCATTGAAGCAAATCCTTCTGGAGTAGCACCTTTAATTTTTCTTATTTGAATTTCCATTTGAAGAGCATCTCTTCGTCCTTTAGGTAATTTAATTTCTGGATTCTTTAAAATATCTCTTAGCATTTGGTTTGTCCAGACACCAGCTTGTAATTTTTTATAATTATTTTCTTTCTTAGCCCAAGTATCTTTTCTACCAGAGTGTATTATATCAACTAACCTATCATATCGTCTTTCACTACCTGCAGCTTTATCCCATTTAAAAGTTCTAGCATTAGTTTTTGCAGCATGCTCAACACTCATTTCATCAGACTTAAATTTCTTTCCAGTGTTTGTGAAGAATTCTTTAAATATAGATTTTAAAACACCTGAATTTTCATAAAACTTAGGATTAGATTGTTTTGGTAAAGCGTCATAACTAATTTTTTTATTATTCTCCCAAAACTCTCTACCACTCATGAAATCTAATTCTTTAACAACTGTCTCCCATGCTTGTTCATGTATCTTACCATAGGTAAATTCTTCATTAGATATTTTCTTATCGTTTAATATTTCTACTAAACGATTATTTATCTTTTCTATAGATTTAGGATTTATAGGTCCCTTTATTTTTTTACCTTCTTCATTTATTCTAACCCACTCATAATCTTTTATTTGTAAACCTTTTGGAGGTTTTGCAGGATTACTAGATTCTAATCCAAACTCTATTGGTTTAGGTCTACCAGAAGTTGGTTGCTCAAACCCAGTTAACTCAGATACTTCTTTCGTAGCAAACATACCTTGTTTCTCTAATTGAATAGCCTCAAATTGCTTATCAATACCTCTACCTTTTATCTCTTGTATCCTTGTATTTAATTCACCAACTATCCATGAACTTAATTTACCTTTATCAGGACTATATCTTCTAAGTATATCTTGTAAACCCCTTTTATCTGCTAAAACTAAATCATTTACTAAATCATAATATTTAGTTCCAGGTTCTAGTCTAGAATATTGATCTTTAGGTACTGGTATTCTATATTTTTCAGGGACACGTCTATTGTATAATGTGATTGCAACATCTACCAATGGTCCAACTTTATTACCCGCTACTAAATAATATGCATCATAATTAGGATTTCTTGGATCAACTTCCCATCTATTATTTATTTTTTTATAACCCATTAGTTCTCTCCAAGCCTCACCTCTTTCTTTAGAACCATGTATATCTTCATTGTATATAGCTTGTAGTGTATTAGATAGTTTCTTAGCATCTACTTTTCTTCCATCACTAACCTCAAAAGAAACTGATTCCATAGATTTATCAGCTTCCATTTTAGCTTTTGTCCTTTCTAATCTACCATCATACTCAAGTATCTCATTGTATATTCTTTCATTCTGAATTTTTCTAAACATGTTAACTTGCTTAGCAGTCATTGTACCTGCTTTAACACTTCTTGAGAAGTTAGCTAAAAAGTTTATAACATCTTGCTTTGTTTTTAATGTGTTAAATACGTGTGTACCTGTGTATTCAGCTGCAAATTTATCTATATTTTGTTTTAGTGAAGTCCAACCTTTAGTTTGCACTAATTTAGCATACATTTTAGGGTTAGCTAATATCTCAGCAGCATAAGCAACATATTCAGAAGCTTTTATATTATCAAAGTTTTTACTAGTACCATAGTTGTTTTTGATGAAATCTTCAAGATTCATTTCCTTCTTCATTCCAACTTCCCATCCTTTTCTTATACCGTTTACCTTTACTATTTGAGGTATACCATAGCCTTCTTTATTTAATCCATTAAAAGCTTCTTTTATAACCATCTTAAATGCTGTTGCTACTCCCTTATCGTTTTTAAATAGAGCTTCAAAAACAGCATGTGTAACCTCATGAGGCATTTTACCAGATTCTACAGCCATAACATCAATTAATATCTTACCATCTGTAGTAAACTCTGCTGCAGCTTTTTTATTTTGAAAACCTTTTTTACCAACAACAGTTTCAAATCTCCAATTTTTACTTGGATCAATTAACTTCATTGTTTCTATATAGTTTCTACCAATCCTTTCTAATACCTTTTTAGCTTTAGCTGGATCTTTCCATTCAGTTTCTCTATCAATTATATCTAACCTCTTACTTAATGAATTCCATAAATCTGAATATTTATCATATTGTTTTTGTGCTTCTTTGTTTTCAGGATCTTTTTCTAACTCTCTTTCATACTTCTTCATGTTATCATAAGCCTTCTGCTCTGCTTTCCTTATAGATTCTGTTTTTCTAAACGCATATTTTATACCACCAGGACCAAGAGCTCCTTTAGCACCTACTATAGAGAATACAGCAAAATCTATAATACCTTGTATACCTCTTTCACCCATATCGCTATAATGATCTTCAAGATAATTCATTACATCTGAATTACCTTTTAAATCTTCAATTACGTTTTCTAAAACACCTGCTGCTTCTACAGAAATCATACCAGCTGTACCTGACCTACCAAAACCTAATAAAGTGTTTCTTAAATTACTTTGACCTGGAGGAAGTAATTTATGTAATCCTCTACCAACACCATAAAAAGCAAATCCACCACCTGGATGGTAATAGTCTTCAAATGCTAGTTTCATTTTTAATTCCTCTCTAAAACCCATATAGGTAAAATGACCTAATGTACCAAGTGGATCTATTTCATCACCCCATCTCATTTGTTTACCTGGTCTACCTCTTGTTGCTGGATTACCTAAAATATCTCTAATCGCTTTTTGATTCTTAGAGTTTTGTGTCCAAAGGTTGAATTCCATTGTACCAACTTTCTGTCCACTAGCTTTTTCTAATTTATTTAAAGCCTTATAACCTATTCTTTCTCCACTAGCAGTTCTATATATCCTTGTTACTTTATTTACTAAGTTAGTAACACCACCAATAGCACCAGCAACGTTACCAGTTTGAACCATCGCAGCTTCAATCATTGCAAACTCAACTATAGCTGGGACAAAACCAGCAACACCTTCACCTATTCTATAAAGAGTACCTCTTTCAATTTCTTCCTTTTGATCTTCTGTTAATGGGACTTCTGATGCATTTGATATTTGATCTAGTATATCTAATCTTTTTCTATTTGTCATCCAAGCTGCACCACCTGCACTTTCTCTACTTAAATCCCAGTCTTCACCTATGGCGTCTCCTACACCTTCTAACAAAGTTTCTCCAATAAAATGACTTACACCATCAGTTACATTCTCTGCGAACGTATCGTTATAAGAACCTGGATCTATATTTAATAAAGCAATATCAGATAAAACAGCATGTCTAGTTAATATATTATGTCTATCTTGTCTATATCTATCTATTTCTCTTTTCCATTCCATGGATAAATCGTTATTATTATATTGCTCTTCATCATCATGGAATATACCTAAACTTCTTCTTTCTGTCCAATCAAATTTTTGGTTTTCGCTATGTTCTAATAAACCAACATGACCATCAGGGCTATTAAATAAATCTGCCCAATCTCTATCAATTCCTGTTTTAGTAGCTTCGACATTAAAATTAGGATCTCTGGATAAAATTAACTGTTTAACCTCTTCTGGTAGTTGTTTAAAGCTAGAATCACCAAAAGTATAACCATCTGATTTTACTATATCATATTTTGCTAAATCACCTTTTCTTACATTAAAAATAAAACCATTATCATTTATACCAACTGGTCGATAATTTTTATTAGATTTATCTTTTTCATGTAAATCTGCGTCTTTTAAAATGTTTAAAAGATAATTTAATACTTCATGATCATTTATAACAACTTGTTGTATTTCATTATATTCTCTATCACTATTCCATCTGTTAACACTTGTGGTATTATACTCTTCTGTAACTATTTGCTCATATGTTCTTGTGTCAGAAACTCTTTGACCAATCTCATCTTTTATTTTAGATTCTGCATTTTGAAATAATTCATTCCAATAGTTTTTTCTAGGTTCTGGTAACTCAACTAATTCACTATTAGTCTGACCAGTTGTAAAATCATAAGCTGGTACATAACTACCTGTCCACAATTTGTTTCCATCTTCAAGCATTTGCTCAAATTGATTTTTTTCGTTTGTAAGTTGAGCTTGTAATTCTTTATATTTTTCTGGATCTTCTTCTGATAATTTTTTTGTAAGTTGACTTTCAGTATTTCTTATTCTTTTTACTTGCGTATATATATTTTGTTTCCATTCAGGCATATTTAATACAGATTGTCCTTCACCCCATTTTTCTATATTTTTTATAGCTTCAGATGGAGTAGAACCTATAAAAACTTTTTTAATATTTCCATCTTCATCTCTTATTTCTATATTTTCTTCATTATATACAGCTGATTCTATATTGAGCATTTGCTCAGTAGCTTGATTTTGAGATCTAATATCTCTTGCTGTTTTTGCCTTATGTTCTATTGATTTTGTTATTATCTTATGTAGATCTTGTTCTAAGATTTTATCGGAATGTGTTGGGGAATCTAGTTCAAGATCCCACCACTTAGTGTAACCAAACTCTCTTTTTATTGCTTGTGTTAAACTATTTAATTGCTCTGATGCAGCACCGTCTTCGTAGTATAGTCCACCTTCTTTATCAAGGTACTCCCAAAACGTAGCTTCAGAATCAACTTCTAAATTATCTGGTAATTCTACATTTTCTCTAATCCAATCTGCGTTACCTAATAATTCACTTACTGTTGAATGAATATTTTTTGCCTCTGTTTTAAATTCTGGATCTTCTAATCTTTTCTTTTCTTCCTCATTTTTCTTTCGAACCTCTTCTTCTAGTGCTTCACTATAATAATGTCCAGCTTGCTGTTTTATATCAATTGTATCACCATGTATATTAATCATAGTGTTGTTATCAGCATCTGGAATTTCATAATCAATATTCTCTTCTTCTTTTTCTATTTCATCTGGCTCAAGTAAAAGAACTGCATCCTTTTCACTCACCCCATATGTATCCATTATGTCTTGAATTTTTTTACTCGGCATAATAATTTATTTATTTATTTCTAAACAACTTCTTCGATGCAATATGTTCAGCTAAAAGCGCATATAATTTTTGTGGATCGTTTAACATCTCTTCTGTTAACCAGAATTGTTGCATTCCTGACGCTTTAAATATAAGTGTTGGAACTCCATCTTTGTTACCTTGGATAATACTAATTCCTGGTCCAGAAATATTTTGTTCTATCCAACCAGCAATTTGTGTCAATGAAGCATCATTTTCCTTTGTTAAATCTAAAGCTAATAATTTACCAACAAGATCATATCCCTCAAGTGCTTCTGCAGCTTGACCAATATAAGCATATTGACTATTAACTCTTTGGTTATAAGAAACGTTTTCAGCATCCATTCCAGATTTAATAACACCAGAATAATATTCAGTTAATTCATTTTTTAAAACATCAATATTTTTAGGATCTCTCCAATCCATAAATGTTTTATTACCTTTGATAACTTGATCATCATACCAATCAATAAATCTTTGACCAGTCTGTGCAATATCATCATAAGCAAGAGACTTTAAACCCTCATCACCTATTTGAGAAAATAAATTCCTCATTTGCTGTTCTACTTTAATAGCGTTATATTTTTCACCTCTCTGTGCTGCAGATGTAAAATTAGTCCACATCTTTATATATTGAGCACCACCTTTTTGAGTTTTATCAAACCATTGTGGAAGTTGTTTTTCGTTAACAATCATTGGTTTTCCATCTAATCCTGTAAACTCCCAATGTATTAAACCATCTTGTCTCCAAGATCTATCATATTTCTTTCTATATACAGTATCTAATATATGCATGTCTAATTCTGAATTACCATCAGATATTAACCCATCATTAAAGTCTTGTATATATTCCTCTGATAAATCTTTTAATTGAGTATAAGTGTTATTAATATTCTGATACTCTTGCATTATTTTATCATTAGATAATTTAGCTTGAACATAAGCCTCAGAAAATGGATCATCTTCTTGATCCATTATTTGTAAGTTTTCTAAATACTGTTGTTGCATTGCCTTAGATTCAGCAGTTAACCATTCTAAATCCATTTGAGGTATTTTTTCCTGTTCTAATGTAGGCATTTTATCAATCTCAGCTTTTCTTTCTTTTTGTCTTCTTCTTTCTTCAGCCATAGACATTCTTTGGTTATATACCATTTGTTGATCCCACATTCTAGCTCTAGTAGCCTCTTGTTTTAAAACTTTGTTAACAGTATTACCTATTGTAGATTCTATACTATAAGGATTTTGAGCAGAGGGATTACCTCTTGCTATTCTTGCTTTACTTACTGCTGCATCTAATTGTATTAAATCTTTATATATTGCCATTGTTCTTAATATTTATTAATTACCTTGAGGATACATGTATTGAGAATTAGCGCCAATTGTTTTCATTTTCTCATTCCAATCCATACTTTTCTCTATCCAAGGTTGTGTTACGCCACCTGGACCAAACTTATCAGGATACATTTGTCTACCACCACCTAAACCATCAGTACCACCACCACCGAAACCACCTGGTGCAGTACTCTTACCAAATATGTTAGCCGCTTTCAAACCAACTTCAGCTGTAGTGGCTATACCTTGTTCTAAATTTGCTCTTGCTTGAGCTCTAGCTGCTTCAGCTTCTGCTACTCTATTTCCAGCCCATCCAAACTCTGTAGCATCTTGTTTCATTTGCATTTCTCTTGACATCATCTCACCTTTTGCCATTAGCTCTTGATTTCTACCAGCTGCTCTTGCTTTAGCCATTTGTTGTCCAGCTTCTTGAGCACCAATACTAGCGCTTGCTTGTTGTAAGTTGGCAGAACCTTGATTTGCCATAGCTTGTGCTAACGCTGCAATACCAGATCCACCAGCTGCTCCAGCCATACTAGACATAATATTAGCTTGTTGCTGTGATTGTTGTTGTGCGGTAAATTCAGCTTGTTGCTGATTTACAGTCATATCTTCAAATGTATTTTCTAAATTTGCGTATGGATTAGAAGTATCTTGGCTGAGAATTTTTTCTTTCATTCTTTGGTAATCAGCTTTAGCTTCTCTTTCCTCTCTTTTTCTTCCTCGGCTACCAATAATACCTTGCGCTGCTTGGTATAAACCTTTAGCGCCTTGCATTGCTAATCCAACTGGAAATAATTTTGCTGGTGAGTTACTCATATCTAATTTATTTTTATATTCTTATTATTACAGTTTTTATCATTTATTTACTACTTATAAAAAACTCAGTACTTACTGCGTGTAATTCCGCAGCTGTTGTTGCATTGTTTTTCATTTCTACTTCAGCATAGTAACCTAATAAACCTGAAGTTCCTACTTGTGTATCTTTTCCAAAAAATACAAAATTTCCTTCTGCTGGAGCTGTTATATTATTTGGTTTATCGACAGTGATTATTCTACCAGATATACCAATACATGGTCCAAGACGAACTATATTACCAGCACCATTAATATAAAAAACTATATCATGAGCTGTTAATGTACTATCTGCTTTCTTTTGTAAGGAAATATTTATATCATTCTCAAATTCTAAACTTATTGCTGCCATATTTATTTATTTATTTTAACAGTTTGTTCCTGATACTCCACTATCTGGTTCAGAATCCGCCAAGCTACTAAAGTGTACGTCACCACTTATATAAGCAGTAGGAGTTCCATCACTAATACTTGACATGTCTGTTATCTTACCTCTACCGTATTCAGTACTACTACATCCACCAGAGGCTGTTCTCCATCTAACCCAATGATTTAATTGGAAACATCCACTTGGCATGTTTACAAAACCACCACCATCACATATTTTTTCAGCAGAAACATGGTGTACCCCATTTGGACCACTTCCATCAGCATTATATGTAGATATCTCCCATCTTTCATGAGCTACAAAGGTAACCGTTATTGTAAATTCTTTTTCAGTATATCCACTACCATCAGCATCAGTAGATCTAACTTTAATTACATATTCATTATTTGTGTTTGCATCTACTGGATTTTCATAATCAAATACTACACTGTTTCTTAAATTATTACCACTTATGTTAAACTTAGCACCATCAGGATGTGTACCAGATGTCTCTACTAAAGTATAAGTATAAGTTCCACTACCATCTACATCAGTTGAACTAAATGAACCAATAGTGGTATTGATTGCAGTATCCTCTGGTTGAGTATTTGCTGATAAAGTTATATTAGTTGGAGCGTCAGGTGCTGCTGCTAAAGTTATTGTAGCTGTAGCTGTATTACTATCTTCAAAACCATCATTACATTTCCATGTAAAGTTTGTTGTTCCGTTCCAATTAGCCGTAGGTACAAATGTAGCAACACCAGTTGTAGTATTTAAAGTTAAACTACCATTACCACCAGTATTATCAGCTACTATTGCATATGTTAATGTATCAGCACCACCAACAGTATCAGCATCAGTAGCTCCACTATTAGCTTTTAAATCTATACTTAAAGTAACATCTTCTGTGCCATTAAATGTTTTATTTGCAGCTACAGGTGCGGTATTTAATTGAAGCACATTATCTAAGTTTAATGTTGCTGTATCTGCGGCTGTACCTAATAAACTTACTAAATAAGTACCTGTTATTGTAGCTGTATTATTTGCGCCTAATGTATTATTAATAGCTATATCTAAATCAGGTTCTATTTTACCACCATTTGTTAATGTAGCAATATCACCTGAGACAGAAGCTCCAGTTATGTGGCTAGCCGTTGGTGTTACAGCCGGTCTCCATTTTTTACTATTAGCTCCAGTAATAACCCATGATATAACTGGATCTACATAATCATCATCATCAGTTGGGTTAGCATTAGGTCTACCTGTTAATACCGTTGTATTAGTAGGTAGTGTTATATTAGTAACATCTGTTTTAGATAAATTAAATGTTATTGAACCTTCTGCATATTGATTTAATGTTATAGTTTTTGGTGAGTTACCACTATTAAACAGAAAAGAATCAGCAGCTATCTCAGTTAAAACAACTTTATATACTACAGTTGTTGCGCCAGAGTTTCCAGGGAAAGTTATATCTTCTTCATAAATACCATTACTTGGAATAGTTACTGTTTTTGGTCCACTTACTAAACTAGTGCCTGATGTAGCATTGTTATAAGCATTTAATGTTAATGTTGCGTCTGGATCCCCAAATATTTTTAGTTTTCTAACTTCACCAAAGTAGTTTATTGATGTCTCACTAAATGTATAATTGTGTATTTTACCAGTAGATACCGCTAGATTTTCAGCATTTTCAACTCTCCAATCTATAACATCACCACTTATATCTTCAGTAGGAAATTTATATTTAACTGTAAATGTAACATCAGTTAAATTTTCACCAGCAAATGTACCAGTATTTTGTACATATGATACATCGTAGTTTGAAGGAGTATCGCAAGCGCTTAAATCAACTATTGTATCAGGATCTGTTCCAATTTTATAATTTGCGGCAGCAACAAATTGTTTTGTAAACAATGTTACACCTGTGGTTGTAGGAACGTTTGTTTTACTATAATTAGTAGCTTGATCAGCAGGAGATGTTGTATGTGTCATATTACCAGGTATACTAACTTTATTAGTACCTTCTATTGATTGACCAGGTACAACAGCTCCACCAGTAAGATTAACAACTATACTTTGATTAGCAGCACCCATTGTAAATATAACAGGTACAGAAACCGTTACATTATTGGCATCTACTTTAGTAAATGTTACATTACCCTCAACAACACAATTAGTAACAGGTGAACTTGTTTCACTAGCAGCAGTCATAGCAGCAACACTAGTATCTGTAAACTCATAACCACCATTAGCTGAAAGTGAAAAAGTTACTGCTTGATTTATAGAAGCTCCATTTCCTTTGTTTTCAATAATTTGAGGTGCACTAGTTGTGTAGTTATTACTTCCAGAATCATTAACCGAAACAGTTATATCGTAACCAGTAACAGTCGTTGTTCCACCAACTTCTTTAATCTCACCTATTCCTTGTGATGAAAATTCTTGAATATCTATAGTGGTATCTGTTGGCATAACTTCACCTTTTATATAGTTATACCACTTACCTTCTTTCTCTACAAACTCATTAACAGAACCTGATTGTTGATCTGTGACTATGCTATCACAATACCAACCATCTTTAGGATCTTCATTATAATATTGCGCTCCTATTCCAACACCACCATCACTATCATGACCATCATGTTCTATTATCTTTGATTGTGTACCTTCATAATTTAAGGTTTTAAAATTCTTTATCTGAGATGGTCCCTCATTAAATATTAATTTAATTGAAGATCCTTGATTTGTTTCACCATAAAATGAACATCTGGTAGCATTTTTATTATGCTCCCACATTTCTCCATCTTTAAACGTATAATATTTTCCATTTAATGATATTCCATCCTCTGGAATAAAAGATTTTCTACTTGTCCAACCTCTAACTAGCTCTGTAAAACTTATAGTTTCGTTATTTATTGTTAAGTTGTAATTACCTTTATCTTCATCATAAGTACCCAATATAATATCTTTAGAATCAATGTTATTAAAAGCATCTTTAAAATAATCAGTCATTCCATATCTACTTATCTCTTCTATACCATCTCCAGATAATCTACATACTGTGTTTCTATTTCTATCTGTAAAATATATTCTATAACCATACACAGCAAATGATTCAGGATTTGTACCTATTCCATATTTACCAAATGTGTCTGGTATTATTGTTTGAGCTAAAACTTTATTTGTTGCTGTTAGTTGATGAGATCCATCAGCATTATACAAGGCATCTTTATTAGTTAATATTTTTGCAACCTTGTCTTCACAGAAAGCAAGTACATTTGTTTGTCTTGTAAATAACTTTTGTATACTTCCATAAGCTGGATTTAAATCTTTTGTTATTTGCTCAGCTTGTATAAATTGATTAGTTTCATTTACACCACTTTGAGAATTATATATACCAGAATATATTAAACCAGAAAACTTATGATCTTCTTTATATTGCTCTGCTAATTCAGTAGATACTCTAGGTCCTTTATCAATAGTAGGTGCATTAAAATCATCTCTTATTCTATTAGATTCTACTCCATTACCAAAACTAAAACAATTATGCCATTCTATTGTATGAAAAGATCCTAATGTAGATATATCATGTGTTTTAGCTGTTTCATAATACAAATTTAAATCTGGTCGTTCCTTTGGTTCTGTTTCAAATATAGCTGGATTATCACTAGAATATGATACTCCAGTATTTATTTGTTTTAATATTTGTAGTTCAGTAAAAGAATTTCTTTTACGACCTGGTTTAGCCCACCATGTTAATGGATATTGATTATTACCATCTTTATCGGTACTATCTGCTGATGAAGGTGTAACTCCTCCAAACTCACCTGCTTTAGTTGGGTTCCAATTAAGATATTTGTCTAATGTCATTTCATACCTTATAGCATGATTACTAGAATCTTTAAAAGCATTTCCGTGATAAGAGTTATTATAACCAACACCTCTATTATAATTATTAAGATGTACTCTTAATACTGATTTAATTTTATAAACTTCTTGATCTGGATCATCTTTAAATCTTAATATGGTTCCAGATGCTCTTAGAGCATTGTGTACCGCAAAGTTAGTTGCAGCTGTACCACCTTTACTTGTATTTTTAAATCTTGATTGGCCAGGAAAATACCATTCTGGATTTTTCTTATTGTCAGGATCTATTTCTATTAATCTAATATCTAAGTATTTACTACCCTGAACTAAACCTACACCTGCAGCAGAACCATGACCATTTTGAGGTCTAGCATGACGACCAAACGCTCCTTCATCAATACCAAATATCTGATGTCCTTGAAAATCATCTCTTTCATCAGTGTTAGAAGTAAAATAATATAATTTAACAGAGTGTTGAATCATATATTCTGCGTTAGCATCATTACTCAATAAATACTCTTGTAATAAAGAATCTCTATTTATCTTAACAAAAAATCTACCTCCAAATTCTGGTGAACTTACTGTTTCTTCAACCGCCCATTCAAACTGCAAACCAGCAGCTTTACCTTGAGTTTCATTACCTGAAGCCATATTACCAGTAACAACAAAATCTATATCAGATTTAAAAGGTTTTTTACTAGTTATAGTGTAGTAATCATTAGTGTCATTATACTCTTCATTACCATTTATATCTGTTCTACTAACCGTTCCAACCGCGTACCAATCAGATACACTACCACTTGATGTTTTTATTCTAAAATATTTATTACCCACGGTTTCACCAGCAATGTTTTCTAATGAAGAACCAACCATTGCAGCTCCTTTAACTATAACAGTTGTATAATCTTGTTGAGGAACACCATCCGTCCAATCTTGACCTCTACCAAAACTAGTTTCCACAACACCTAATGAACTTTTTTGCATTTTTAGAAAATCAGGAGCTTCATTTTCTATTGATAATATTTTATATTTAGCTGAACCTTCTAACTCAACAGCTTCGTGTGAATCATGTTTCTTTTTTAATATTAAATAATCATCAATTGTTATTTTGTTTCTTTCTGATGAAGGAAAACTAATCCAAACATTACCATCTTCAGCATCATACCATCTATCCATAGCTAAATTATAATACTGATCAGATGGTTCTTTTATATAATATTTAAAGTGTGTAGCCCAAGATGGAGCATCAGTTGTTACTTTAGCTCTTATTGAATTTCTTTTTTTAGCATCTTTTTGAGGTATTGTAACAGTTGCAGCATCATTAGATAAAACTGGTGTTTGTCTACCATATTTATCTAAATAAACAATACCAACCTGATAATTTCTTATAGACTTTAAAGATCTAGTAGGTGTACCCGCGTCAAGTATTTCTGTTGTATTATGTGTTATAACAAACTCAGGATCTTCCGCTACATTATAATTTTGTAGATAATTAGCATACATCAATCTATTTGCAGATACTTCTTGTGCTAAAGCTTTTCTTGGTACATTATCCCATGGTCTTAAAGATTGATTAGATGGTATTAAAGAGTGTACTTGTTCATTTGTAATCTCAAGTTCAGTTTCATTATCTTTTAATGTCTCAACAACATACATATTAGTACTAACAGAATCTTTATAAAGAACATCAACTTCAATAACATCATCTGGTTTAGTTTCAAAGCTATCAATTGTTAGTTTTCTAACATTGTTAGTCATAGCTAAATTGTAACCATTATCAGCATCATAATCAAATCCACCACTTACATCGGGTAAGAAAGCTGGTCGTGTCCAAGGGGATATTACAGAATATTCTCCATCTTTATATTTCCATCTATATGCAAATCTTGGAAATTTTAATTCATAAAATGGATCTTTCTGTTCTAAATCACAAGTCCATGTTAATTCTGAAGATGTTGTATTACTTGATATACTAGCAACGCTACACTTGAATTCTCTCATTGTAGCACTAAAGTTTGTTAACTCTTCTAATACTAATCTAATCTCTATTTCTTCATCAATATCGTTTACAGATGTTTCAGCAGTCATTTTTATAGTTTGACCTACCGTCCAAGCTGGTTGTGGTGAAAACTGAATAGCACTTGGTAATTTTACTGCAACAGCACTACCAGTACTATAATCATAATATATATTTCCATCAGGATCTTCAACATTACTATCAACATTTGTACCAGATGGAACAGGAACTGTATTACCCCCAACACCATCTAAATACGTAAAAAAGTTAGCAGCAGTCGTACAAGTTGATGTTATTGTACCACCACTTTCACTAGAACTCATAACTATTTTAGGAGCATTTAATGGATATTTTTTTATTGTAGTTATATGCTCTTCTTTTATATGACCTTTGTCTATACCATTAACGATAAGTTTTGTGTGAAGAATATTTGAAGGGGTACCATTTTTACATCTTTTTATATGTATTTTTTTTGGTTCTGTTTTATTATCTGTCCACATTAAAAAACCATCTAATACATTTATACCAGATATATAATGCTTTGATGTTAAATCATCAGTACCTTGAACAAAATTTAACACCTTATCAGCAACAAATGTTAAAGTTCCAGATATAACACTAGAATAATCTGATCCTGCGCCAGATAGTGTTAAAGTTGTTCCTGATATACTAGCAACGGTAGTATTAGCTGGTACATTAGTACCACTTACCGTCATACCCGCTCTTATGTTGTCATTTCCAGCAGAAAGTGTTATTGTATTTGCTCCACCAGAATGTGAAGATACTGTGGCTTTATCTTGATATACATCAACAAAAACAGCTCTAGGAGTAGTTGTATCACCATCTGTATGATACTCTATTATTAAATCTAAACCTTGCTCTCCTGTTGAAGGAACTGGTCCAGCAACTAACCAATATATTCTATCTTCTCTAGCATAATTTACAACTCCGACGCATCTACTACCACTTGGTGCTAATGCTGAAACAACAGTATTACCAAATGAATTTTCTACTACACCAGTATTTGAACTCTCTGATGTAGCAATATCTACATTTAACGCATCTCTATATTCTCCACTAGGGACTAACCTCTCGTCAAGGTCTTTATTCATTTTCCCTGAGATAAAAGTATTCTTAATTTCTGGCATCTTCTAATGTTTTGTTACTTTAGACTTACCTCTCATTACTTGAGTTATCTCCTCTAGTTTAAGATTTGATAATCTTAGTTTAGCTTTTCTTGTTTCGGCAAATCTTTCTTTTTTAAATCTAGCTACTAAATATTCTGGTACATTTGATCTTGTTGCTAAAATAGCATGAGCAATCCATTTATACATTGCTTCTTCTGCAAACTTATGAACTATTTTATCATCATCAGTTCCAACACCATCACTAATATATTGTAAAGTAATAATTTTATTAGCTACGTTTGAACTAAAATTTATTGTGCCTCTTGCACTATCTATAAAAAATACTCCATTTTGACCAGCGTGTTCTGGTTCTATACCATACCTTTTTCCTTCAAAAAATATCTCATCTATATCGTCAGTATCAGCATCATCTCCACCTGATGTACTTCCACCTTTAAATTTTTTCCATGTTTCTGATTCAGAAGCAAGTAATAAATTACCTGCATTATCATATAAATATTCTTCAGCAGTATCATCTTGTAATATAGCTGTAGGATTAGCTGTTTTTCTAGCTGGTAATATTAATCTTTGTACACCACTTGAATCAGTCCAACTTAATTTAATATAACTAACAAAATCATGAGGTAATTTCATTGTTAGATTTGCTGGTAATTCTATTTCTTGAGTTTTAGTTGATCTAAATACGTCATATGTTAATTCTTGAATAGCTCTTTGAGCATGAAATGCAATATCTGTTCTTCTTACTTTTGGTATTATTTTATTTTCACCAACATAACTTATAATGAAATTATTTATAATATCATTTAATGTTATAAATTGATAATTACCTAATGATTCTGGAAATGTATTTTGCTTTACTAATATAACATCATTAATAGCTGGTTGCGTCCAAGTACCACCTGTTGCATCAAATGTTAAAACACCAGTTGTTGAATTATATGGTGTCGCGTCATAGTTTGAAGGATTAACTTCATTACCATTTAAAAATACTGTAATACTTGTTACTACAGACGGTAGTGGATCAAATGGTAAAGTTATAGCTCTTGTTGACGCAATATTATTTGCAGCTGTTACTGTTACTGAATATTGATTCTCATAATACTGTAAATGTGGTGTTGTAAATAATGCCATATCTTATTATTGTTTTTCTTGTTGTTCACTTTTAGCATCTTCTCCAGCTGCCATTTGATATAAATTAGGATCATTTAATGTTATACCGGCTAATGCTAATATTTTTATAACTAATTCTGTTTCTTCAGAAGCATGTAATTCAAAGCTTGCACTATTAGTTGCGTTATATAAAGGATAACCATTTACTAATGTATAATTCCAGTTTACAGCTGCAGGTCTAGCTATATAGTTACACTTTACATTTGCTTCATCAGCATCGTTTATAGTTTCTGGATAAATTTGAAAAGTAAGTTCTGTTAATTGTACGTAACACGGACGTGTTTCAGTAGGTGCTGTTAATGGAGAGTTTTGTATATGATGTATCTGATTTTGATCAATTTTTTCTATTTCGTAAAACGATCCATTAAGTTTGAAATACAATTCACCCATTCTATAATGTGTTGGAAAGGTACCAACAGCCGCATTAGTCAAGTTTGCTATTGGTTGTCTATATCTTTCAAATATATCTATTTTTTCATTTAACATATCAACCATATCAGCATGTGTAGTATCATTACCAGGTTGTTGTAGAAAAAATTCCAAATCGTAAAAATATTGCTCAAAAATATCCATTTGAGCTTGGTTGGCATGCAAATTAAATTCTTGAGGCGTTATATAACCTCTTTGTTCTTTATTAGCGATTGCCTGAACTCTTTGATAAACTGTATCTATATTTACTGCCATAATTTCTTTTTTTATAGTAAGTGGTCACCTATAGAGATGACCACCTCTATAAATGATTATTATTTTAATCTTTTAGTAATTGTTTTATGAACTTCCATTCCTTCATCGGTTTTAAACCAAGCCGCTAATGCAGAATATGGATTTTCATCAAACGGGACAGTCATGATTTTTCTACCATTACTTGCCCACATAATATTTCGTTGATCTCCAGAAATTTTAAGTAATCCAGCTTCAACAGCTTTTATACCAATATTTCTTAACTCAACATTATCATCCTGAACTAATTCTAAGAATAATTGAGGATTTTTTCTAGCCATAAGTAAAATATCTCTTTTTATTTCTTTAGAGGTCAATTTACTTACACCACTTCCGTCTTCAACTCTTAGTATAGCTTCAGCATGTTCTATATCTAATTGTTTTGCTACATTTAAAGCTTCAATTTCCATTTCCATCCAAGCTAATTGATTAGTAGCTTTCTTAACTGAATCTCTCATCATGATCGTGTTATTGATCATCATTGGATGATAATGTAAAAATAATTGAAGATTTTCTTTACTTTTAGGTACATTTAAAACACCATTTCTAAAAACAATATGTCCCATTGTAGCTGTACCTTCTTGTTCATCTAAAAAAGGAGATGGCATATTTGTTGCGTATCTCAGTTCTCTATTATACCCTAATTCTTCATCAAACCATAATAAAGGCGCTCTTTTAGAATGCCTTGCTCTAATAGTATAAACCAAAGGTTCTCTATCGTTAGCTAGATAGTACTCTCTATCTTTTCTTTCCCAATCTTTGGGTTTTGTTATTTCTATTTTTTTTGCCATAATATAATATAATTAAAAAGTTAATAAATAAAGGTGTAGGGTACCGAAGTACCCTTTACCTTTAATTTTTATTGCTACTTACGCAGTTTCTTTGAATAATACAAAGTTGTTAGCAGCTTGAACACATAAACATCTTTCTGACAAGAAGTTTACAGTCATTTCATCCGCATCAGATGTATAGTTTCCACCAACAGATCCAGTGATCCATGATTTCATCTTTCTATCATCAGCTTCAGAAGCTCTATATCTAACGTGTAAGAATGGTCTAGATATGTTTTTACCCATACTTTGATCATATACAGTAGAAGTACCTGCTGGTACTAATACACCTTCTACGTCAGCTACTAAGCCTCTAGTTGTTGAATCGTTCATATATTTCCAATCAGTTTTATAGAAATCATAAGAACCTCTTCTGAAACCAGAGAAACCTAAATTAAGAGCCATACTCTCTTCGTTATCGAATAAACCATAAGAAGCTCCGTTGTTGTAACCAGCGTTTAACTGACCTAACATACCATCGATAGATAAAGAAAGATCTCTTGAACAGAAAATCATATTTTCTTCAATAGAACCTTGCTTGTCTAATTCTTTAAGAATGTTATCAAATTCAACTAAACCTGCTAAGTTAGCAGCGTCAAAGTCTTGATCGTTATAAACGATACCTCTTGATTCCACAGCAGCGAAAAGACCTTCAGATCCAGAAATACCAGCTGCATCAATAGTTGATGTACCAGATACTACTTTCTCAGCTTCAATCATTGCCATTTCTAATTGATCTTCAAATCTAATTCTTGCTTCATGCTCAGATTTTAAGTACCATAAGTACCCGTCACCACCATCTTCAGTAGTAACTTCAACCCAACCAATTTGAGCAGTATCAGAACCATTAATGCTATATCTATCTCTTAGAATAATAGGCTTATTGCTATAAGATTGAAATTTAGCGTCAAGAGATCCTGATAGATCTTTTGATCCTTTTTTGTATTCAGAACCATATACAAACACTTTAAGATCTGTATCATCGTTAGCCATACCTAAGCTAGTTAAATCACCCTTAGTATATGGATCACAAACAACAGTTGTGTTAATAACATTACTTACGTAACACTTTAAAGTTTTGTAATCGTGAGCAAGTACTACAGTATCCCCAATCTTTAAATTGTGATTTGGATTGTCAGCAGTTGAAGCTCCAAATGTTCCAGTTGGGAAAGATATTTTACATTCAGCACTTTCGTCAAGCATAGTAACGCCTTCATATGCAACATGTATTCTTCCCTGTTCAGACCATACGACTTCATCAGAAGCCATAGGCATTTCAGCACCTACCAATGAAAGGAAGCCTGATACAGTACGATTACCATATCTTTCAACTTCTTTTTCATAAATTTCCGGTAAGAACTGCTTTGCAAAAGTTTCACCTGAACCTGCGAAACTTAAGTAATTGTCTCCAAATAACCCTTTAACAGGTCTAGGAGTTAGGTGCGCTAATTCGGCACCTGTTCCAGCTAATGCCATAATTTTTAAATTTTAAATGTTTAACTTATTTTCTAATTTTAATTTTAAAATCAGAAGAAGTATCTCCAGGAATTGCTCTTACTTTTATTCCACTAGCCATAGCATTTGGATGAGTTTTACGTGGTTCCATACTAACGTTTTTAGATTTTGCCACGCTATCTTTTATCGCATCTGCTCTGCCTTGCTCATAAAAGTGTTGAGCTACAGCATCAGGATTCATAGCTGTAAATAAAGATTTGTGATAACCTTTTGGATCCATTAATCTACTTTGCTTATCTAAAAATTTAGCAGTAAAGTTATTAATATCACTTTGAGCATCCTTAGTCTTATTCACATCTCTAACATTGAAACGAAATTTTTTATCTCCAACTTCATATTCAAAACCTTTGAAATCTTTATTAAAAAAGTTGTCTGTTTTTGATAAAAAGACGTCTCTTTGTTCCTTTTCTGTTTTCTCGGCTACTTCCGATTCTTGTTTATATCTATTAAAAAATTCAATCGCTTGTTGTTGTTCAGGGGCTAACTTAGCACCGCTCTTGATTTCCTCATAGTATTTAGACTTTAACCCGTCTAAGTGGTTCTTGGCTGCAGCAACTTGCTCCTTTAAAGCCAATTTTTTTCTACGAACATCTCTTTCTTCGTCAACTTCTTCGTCAACTGAAAATCGATCTTCCATCATAAAACTAATTTCATCATCAGTAAGATGAGGTTTAGTTTGTTTGTAATATTCTCTTAGTAGTTGATTATCATCATAACTACCATAGTCTTGATTTAATTTAACATAATCCTCAAGACTTCCACCAGTATCATTCATAAAGTCCATAACTTTTTGAATATTCTCTGGTAATTCCCTACCAGTTGTTTCCGCTTCTTTTACAGCTTCTACAACTTCTTCTTCTGTTGGTTGTTCTTCTACTTTTTCTTCCTCATCAGTTATTTCTTCTAAAACTGGTGTATCAGTTTCTTCTTTAACTTCTTCCTCTTTAACCTCTTCTTTAATTTCCTCAACAACCTCTTCTTTGGTTTCTTCAACAGGCTTTTCAGGAGTTTCTTCTTTAACTTCTTCTTTAGCTTTTGTTAAATCAACCTTTGCAGGTTCTTCGTCCTTTACTAATTTTTTAGGACGTTTTTTTACTTTAAGAGGTTTATCTACAACCTCTTCTTGTTTTACTTCGGGTTGTTCTACAACCTCTTCTTTTTTAGTTTTTGCCATAATATAATATTATAAAATTATTAAACAATTATTTTGGTTCAAATCTATTCAAACCAAATCCTCCACCCATCACATCATTTCCTGATGATTCAAATTTTTTAGGTGGTAAATCTTTATTCTTTTGATCAATAAGTTCAGATTGTTGACTAGCTTGTATTCTAGTTCTCTCATCCTTACGATCTTCTTTCATGTTCTCTTTTTGATTACTCGCATCTAATTCCATTCGTTTTAATCTCATATTTAATTCAAACTCATGGTTCATTAAATCTTTTTTCAATGCAGCTTCATTATTTTGACTTTGTCTTTCAAAATTAGCTTTAGCTTCTTCTAGCATAACTTGTGATTCGGTTATAGCTTGACTTTTTTGTACCTCAGCTTGAGCTGCTGCTTGCTGTGCCTGAGCATTAGCTTGAGATTGAGCCTGCATATTCTCTTGTTGTATTCTTTGATCTTCTTCAGTTTTCTTTTTACGTCTTATCTTAAGAAGTTGATTTGCTAATTTAACATTCTTTATATCTCTAATATCAATTGCATCATCTAAGTTTATATTTTCTTTTGACAATGCTATTTGAATATTTTGTTCTAAAAGTTGTTTTTCTTCTTCATCTGGTGCTAACTCTATAAATATACCAAAATCATATAAATGTAATTCTGTTAATTCTTCTAATGTACCAACATTGTGAGCACCAATCTTTTGTATAAATGCTTCTTTAGCTGGTGAATACTCTATAATATCAGATATTCTTAACGATAAACATTCACATAATTCAGCAGTTAAAAATAATCCAGATTGTAATATATGTCTTGTAGCTGTATTACTATTTGCTGCGGCTAACTTCTGAACACCAACTAAAGCTTTAGGATCTGGTGTTGCAGCATCTCTCGCTTCATTTAAACCAGTTACATCTCTTATCATTTGTAGATAATAGTTATAAGTATTAATTAAACTTTGTAACTTTTGACTACCAGCACTTGATTGTATTTCTTGAATAGGTACTTTACCCGGATTCATATCACCCTCCTGTGTCATTGATCTACCTATAATACTACCAGTTTGGAAGAACATGTTTAATGCTTCTTGTGGATTATAATTTGTACCATTACCCAAATCTATTTCTGCTAATCCATCTGCATCTAAATATACACCATCAGGTACCATTCTAGCCATTACCTGTTGAAGTTTTAAATGGGTAATTTGAATCATATCAGCAAAACTAGTTATTCTTTTTACTATTGATTCTATATTACCTTGATACATTCTTGGTGCAACTATAGAGTAATTCATTTTTACTTTAGTGTGATCACTTTTAGGCCTCATCATATTTTTAGCCATTTCCCACTTAAGCATTTTATCTTGACCTAATATTTTAGCGCCTTCATATAAAACCTCTAAAGATCTTTCAACTTTTTCAAACTTATCATTTAATACATCTCCAGGAGGATTAAATTGATCAGACTTAACAACAACTCTAGATCCACCAGTTGCAGTTTGTTTTACTTTATAAACCTCATTCATATAAGTTTTATAATTAAAATATAAAACTTGTATTTGATTTCTATCAACTTTATCAGTTTTACCTGTCTTAAAAGCGTGTACTCCAGCTTTTTTATTTAAACCTTGATTGGATATTTCTATCAATTCAGATTCTGTTAAATCTGGAAATTGCTTTTTTAATTCATTTATAGGAATAGTTTTTACCTCGCCAATATAATATATGTCATCAAAATAAGGTGATTCTGTATGAGAATAAACTAAATTAGCAGGATCAACATATTCAATCTTTACTCCTTCAGATTGAGTAAACGTGTTTTTAATAGCACCTATACCTAATACTGTTAAATCATAATAAACTCTTTTTTTAATTAATTCATATCTATTACCTTCTAGTAAAACATTAATAGCTTGTTCTTCAGCTAGTTCAACGTTTTGTTTATATGTTAATTGCATGTGTAATTGCAATTCTTCTTTTGTTTCAGGTAATTCTTCATTAGGAACACTACTTAATTCTATATTAAGATTATCTCTAACAAAGGTTGTAATTTCTTGAGTTCTCATTTCATTAAGAACTTTTTGTAAGTATTTACTCCTTTTTTCAATACCATGTGGATCTTGAGAGTATGCTTTTATATCATAAGTTCTCTCAGCCATACCATTAACAACTATATCTACAAATTTAGGTATAATAGGTACTGGTTTCCAATCTAAATTTAAGTAAGATAAATCACCATTAATAGATAATTCATCTTTATATTTTTGTATACTTTGCTCTCCACGAGCATATAATCTTAATTTATGAAATTGATTTGTGTTATTGTAATATCTATTACTACCACCATCACGGTCAAACCACTCTGCCTCAATAGCTTTACCTACATCAAGCCCATACTCTTTGCTTAATTTTTCAATATCGCTAACGACTTGACTTGGAAAATTACCTTTAATAACTGATTCAGCCATATTATACTTTTATTAATTTTGATTGCATACCTTTCTGTTTATATCTAGCTATGCTTATATTTAGTTTTTCTTTTTGTACTTTTGCGTTTGGAGCATATAAATGTCTATTACATGCCATAACTGCTAAACCTGAACTAATAGTAGCATCAAACTTTGTTCTATTATTAATATCAAATTTAGCCCAATCATTTAGTGTTCTATTAAAATACATATTTCCATGGGATCCATCTTGCTTCATTCCAACATGATCTTGAATATACATTTCAATAGCTGCAGCGTGTGCTTGTTTTATATCTTCACTTGAGTTTGGTATTCCACCAATTTCCTTTTCAGTTGTAGAAAGTTTATTCCAAACCTTATCAGGTCTATTCATTGAATAACTTCTATAACCTCTCCTTCTTAAATAATATAATAATCTAGGTTTATTATTTTCACATAATAAAGGCATTCCATAAAATACTAATGCCATTAAAACATCTTCAAAAAATATTTCAGCTGTTTGTGGTCTAGCTACATATTCTAAAAAGAATTGACTAGATGGAGCATTTTCCATACTAAACTTTGTTAAACCATGTAAAGAACCTTTTGATCCTTGTCCATCAACAGTACCTGATATATCATAACTATCACACCCAAAAGCACCTATATGTTCATTAGCGGGATATTTTCTTCCATTTTTAACAAAATAATTATTTTGCAAATGTACTTCTGGTACCCAACTAATTTTAAATCTACCCTTTGCGTCAGGATAGAATATAACTCTCGTATCTTTTATGCCATTAAACCATTGGAAATTTCCAGTAGTTATTTGACTTATATTAGCAACCTCTTCATTAAAATCTATTTGCTCGTATATTTTTGCTAAATTAAATATACTATTTTGAGTTTCATCTCTAAAGGCGTGTTCTTCAGTTCTTGGAAATTGTCTATAAAATTCGTTTAAAGCGTCTCCATCATGTTTTAAACCTTCTACCTCGTTATTCCAATGTTCAATAATTCCTATATCTATATAATCTCCAAATGGACCTTTAACTTCTTGTTCTGGTGTATCAAATACAGGTAATCCATAAGAATCAATGAATCCCTCGTAGTTCCATTCCATAGGTATGAACAAACTATATAATCCTGAGCTAGTCTGTCCATTGCGGTTTCTTTTTGTAACATCTGAATCTTTATAAAGTTTCTTAAAATTATCTCCTCCTTTATCTAAAGCGTTAGATGTACTTCCCATCATACATTTACCTATAATTCTACTACCTAATCTTAATGTGGTTTTTGTTACTCTCCAGTTATTTAAAATATTATTAGGTCTTTCCCATTTCCCACTTTCATCATGTGCTAATAGTTTTAATTTTTCACCATCATAACTATTATCACCAGTATTTTTCCAATCAATAGTTGTATCTAATCCTTGTAGTTCTTCTTGTTGATCAGTTATTTGTATATTTCTTCTAGTTAATTTACTAGCTGGTACTCTATAAGCTAATTCTGTTTTAGGTCGATCCATACCATCTTGAATCGGTTTAAAGAAAAACGGATAATTAACTGATATAGGTACAACCTTGTCAGTAAACATTTTTTTAGCATCTGGTCCAGTTTTAGATAATATACCAAATCTTGAATCACTAGATATTGTAGCCATATTAACTAGCTCTCCAGAAGCCATAAAAGAAAATCCAGAACGTCTATTTTTTAAATAACACATTCCGTAACATCTTTGATCTGCTTTACAACCTTCCCAAAATAAATAGAATAATCTATTAGCTTCTCTAAAATCTGGGTGACCAACATCAATTTTTGACCACTGAAGATACATATAATGTGTACCTGTTATATATGTCGGTATTCCTTTATTATAATACCAAAAACCTTCATCTCTTCTTTTAAACTCTTCTTCTATATAATCTATATATTGATTTTTAAAATCCTCTGGATACTCTTTCCAATCAAATATAGTTTTAATTCTTTGTAATGCTTTAGGTTGTTCAGTTACCTCCCATTTGTCACTGTCAAACTTGTGTATTTTTTTTGGTGCTGGAGGTAGAGCTATTTGAAAGTTTTGAATTTCGTATATCTCACCTATTTGACCAGTTTTACTTATAACAACTAAATCATGTTCTTTGTTGTAACCATATTTCCATTTTTTAGACTTATTAAGTCTTTTAATGGTGTTTATTTTTATAGGTTCTACAACCTTATATAAAGTCTGTTCGTACATTATCTAGATCTTCTTTCAGCAAAACCTTTAAAAGTTTTTTCTTTTTTTTCTACAGGTTTTTCGTTTATTATTGCTTCTTCTTCTTGTATTTTAGTTAATATTTCAAAAGCATCAAATATAGCTAATTTCTTAGTAGCAGCTGCATTTTTTAATCTATCAGCAGATATATCATCATCAGAATCAACAATAGGTTCTTTAGCTACTTTAATTAATTCATCTACTGCTTTCTGTCCAGCTTGGATTATATTCTTTTTCGTTTCCTTTATATTCATATTTAATTGCAATATCTTTTGTTTGTACTCTATATAATCTTTCACCATCTATAATAAACTCGTATTCACTATTAGGTGTAAAACCTATTAAATCTCCATTTTTTAAAGACAAATTATTATCTGTATATTTTAATATACCAACCAATGGTTCTTCTTTATTTTCTAAAATAATATTATTAGAATAAATAGGTTTAACAAAACAATAATTCTTAACAGCTTTCCACTTATTGTTTCTTTTATAAGCAAAAACCCTATCAGGTTCTAAAAAATATAAATTATCTTTTATATAGTTGAAACTATTTTGTTCTCTACCTTTAACATCTTTCCATCTTCTAAAAACATTATGATGAACTATTATATCATCACCAGGTTTTATATCTGTTTCAAAAAACTTAGGTATACTAATAACAGTTGCTTCTCTACTTACGTATTGATGTTGAAAGTTATCAGTATTAACTATTAAATCTTTATCACCTATTTTTTTGATATTATTGTATCTATCTTTTTTAGGTTTTATTATAAAATATAAAATACTATTCATTAATATTCTAGATTGTATTCAACTGCTATTGCCATGTTTTTATTAAAATCTTTCCAAGGGACTTCCTCGTTATTCTTTTTAATATAAATACTATACTTATCTTCTTCCTCAAGTATATTAGATATAACATGTCCACCATATACCTCTTGCTCTACAGCATAGTGCATAGCTTCGTTTTTATAATCTTTACCGATACTAATTTTTCTTATTAACCTGTCCATTTTCCATTGGTTTTAAAGATCCATCATTGATATTAACAGTAACGGTACCATATTTTTTATTTAAAGAATTTTGAACAGCATTTAAATTGATCTGCAATTCTTTTAATCTTTCGTAGGCCATATTTTTTTGTATTTCTAATCCACCAATTTCCATTTGTAGATTATTAATACTACCAACCTTTTCCTGTAAGTTTTCTAACTCCTCTTTAGTTACTTTAGTAGGAGCACTTTTTTTATTTGCCATTTTATTAAATTTTAATTCACTTTTATATTATCACGCAATTGTCACACTTTTTACTTCTTAACAACTTTCTTTTTTGGCTCTGTTATAAACCAATCTTTATAAACATCACGTTTCTTACAAATATAATCTATATATTTATCTACTTTTTCTTTCCAATTTTTGTCTACAGCTGGATTTACAATACCAGATTTATAACTAGAAAAGCATTTATTTACATAATCTTTTATATGATGTTGATTTGTAAATAATTCTCTATTGATAGCTTCAAAAGAACCAAACTTAAGTTGATTCCATGTATCAATAGGTTCTATTCTTTTACCTAAAACAGCAGCATAAAGAGCGCTTTCGCTTATATGTGTTGTATATATTGTTTTAGCTTTTTGTAAATAATAATACATATCAACCTCTCTTGGTAATATGTTTTCCTCTCCAAAAAAATCTTTTAACTCACCTATTATTTGATGAGTTGTTATTGGATGTGGTTTAAAATATACATTATCACCATGTTTTTTAGATATAGCTTTTAATCTATTTAAACAAACATTAGTTTTAACTTTATTTGAACCAGGTAATACAACTAAATAATCTTTAGCTGGCCATTTTTCAATTTCTTCTTTTCTATTTTGATATTTATTAGCTGCCTTAGATTGTATATTTTTTATAAAATAAGATGACCAATCGTTAACTTCTTTAACATCATCATTCCAAGCATCAGTTAATTGTTCAATTCTAAGTTTTGAATTTAGAGGTTGAAAATAAAAATTAGTAGCAAATTCTGTATATCCCATAGTTTTAAAATAAGGCATTTCTTCTGCCATCACATCGTAACTAGTTTCAATATTTTTTTCACTACATTTACGTAAACAATAACCCTCAACCTGTTCTAAATTATCAAGAGCTTTGTTTTTCTTAAGTCGTCCTATTCTTTGAGATAAGACCTTTTGATTAAACATTTCCATATTATTAAATTTAATTATTATTGTATTATTATTATTACATATTTTTTTACTTTTCTAACTTCTATCCGCCTCCTCCACTTCTATCAAGATCTTCCCTCTCTGTAGAATAATCTTCTCTATACGTGCTATAATTTGATTTCTTCGTATTATACCCAGTAGTAGTACTAATAGTAGTTGTAGTTGTAGTACTAGTATTAAACGATGTAGATGTTGATTTGCTAGTTTGTACTACAGTAGCGGTTGATTTACTTGTCTCATATGTTGTTGTAAATAACGTTATTGTATTAGTCGCTGTATTATACGTAGTTGTAGTAGACTTAGATGTACCCCATGTGGTAGTAGTTGATTTACTAGTGCTCCAAGTAGTACTTGTTGATTTTGTTGTCAACGTACTTGTGTTAAAGGTTGTAGTTGTATTAGTTGAAGTATTATAAGTCGTAGATGTAGTTTTAGACGTTTCATGTGTAGTCGTTGTGCTTTTACTAGTAGCCCATGATGTTGCAAACACAGTTGTTGTAGCTGTTTGTGTGTTGTAAGTCGTTGTTGTACTTGTGCTAGTATTATATGTTGTTGATGTTGTTTTATTTGTCTCGTAAGTAGTAGTCGTATTAGTTGACGTGTTATAAGTCGTAGTAAATGCAGTCGTTGTAGCAGTTGATGTGTTAAACGTTGTAGTGGTAGATTTACTAGTTAACCATGTTGTATTTGTAGATTTACTAGTTATAGAACTTGTTTCAAATATAGTTGTTCTACTTGTCTCCCAAGTTGTAGTATATGTAGTTGTAGTGGCAGTTTGAGTATTGTATGTAGTAGTAGTACCCTTATCTGTTTCATAAGTAGTAGTTGTAGCAGTAGACGTATTAAACGTCGTGGTTGTACTAGTACTAGTGTTATATGTTGTGCTAGTTGCTTTACTTGTAACTGTAGACGTATTAAATGTTGTAGTAGTAGCAGTTTGGGTATTATACGTTGTAGTTGTGTTTGTAGCTGTATTATATGTAGTTGTTGTGTTTTTATTAGTACTCCAAGATGTTGTTGTAGATTTACTAGTTAAAGTACTAGTATTATAAGCTGTTGTAGTACTTTTATCTGTACTCCACGTTGTAGTAGTAGACTTACTAGTTGATACAACTGTATTAGTACTTTTACTTGTTATAGTAGAAGTGTTAAATACTGTTGTCGTACTCTTACTAGTTTGAACAACCGTGTTTGTAGATTTTGATGTATTATAAGTAGTAGTTGTACTCTTACTAGTAGATACAGTTGTGCTAGTACTAGTGTTGTAAGTCGTTGTTGTAGCTGTAGATGTATTATAAGTTGTTGTTGTGTTAGTACTAGTATTATAAGTTGTCGTTGTACTTGTAGACGTATTATAAACAGTAGAAGTAGAATGTTGAGTTGTTGTAGATGTATTGAACGTCGTAGTTGTACTCTTCGAAGTTGACCACGTAGTTGATGTTGACTTGCTAGTACTTACAACTGTTGATGTTTGTGTGTTATATGTAGTTGTGGTAGCAGTTGTTGTATTATAAGTCGTTGTAGTACTCTTTGAAGTATTATAAGTTGTAGTAGTACTCTTACTTGTTTCATAAGTTGTAGTTGTAGATTTAGATGTATTCCATGTAGTAACTGTACTAGTATTATACGTCGTAGTAGTGTTCGTACTTGTGTTATAAGTTGTTGTAGTAGCTGTAGAAGTATTAAATGTAGTAGTAGTACTTTTATTTGTAGACACTACAGTATTAGTACTTTTATTTGTATTATAAGTTGTACTCGTTGCTTTACTTGTACTTACTACAGTAGTAGTTGCTGTATTATATGTAGTGGTGGTAGCTGTAGACGTGTTAAACGTAGTAGTTGTTGCTGTACTCGTATTAAACGTTGTTGTAGTTGATTTATTTGTACTCCATGTAGTAGTAGTACTTTTACTCGTGCTAACAACAGTTGTTGTTTGTGTATTATACGTTGTTGTTGTACTTTTTGATGTGTTATATACTGTATTAGTACTTCTAAGTGTATTGTAAACAGTTGTAGTGGTTGTACTTGTGTTAAATGTTGTTGTAGTAGATTTATTAGTGCTCCAAGATGTTGATGTACTAGTGTTGTACGTAGTTGTTGTATTAGTTGATGTATTAAATGTAGTTGTAGTATTAGTTGATGTATTATAAACAGTATTAGTAGATTTACTAGTTTGAACCACTGTATTAGTAGATTTACTAGTCTCGTATGTAGTAGTTGTTGATCTACTAGTTGACCAAGTTGTAGTTCTACTAGTAGACCATATAGTTGTATATGTTGTTAAAGTACTAGTATTAAACGTAGTTGTTGTATTATATACAGTAGTTGTATTTTTTGATGTAACCGTACTTGTATTATATGTGGTAGTATAGGCCGTAGATGTACTTTGAGATGTTGTAGTACTTGTATTGTAAGCTGTACTAGTTGCTTTCGTAGTGTTATACGTTGTGGTCGTATTAAAGGTAGTTGTTGTACTTTTAGATGTTATTGTATTTGTGCTCCACGTAGTAGTATAATCGGTTGCTGCACTTTCAGACGTAACGGTAGATGTATTATATGTAGTGGTATAAGCGGTTGTTGTGCTTTTAGATGTAACAGTTGATGTGTTGTAGGTTGTTGTATACGCGGTACTTGTACTTCTACTAGTTGTTGTTGACGTATTATAAGTTGTACTTGTTGTTGTGTTTTTAGTAGTTGTTTTACTAGTACTCCAGCTAGTATTAAAAGCAGTTGATGTATTTTTTGATGTAACTGTGGTAGTATTATATGTAGTTGTAAACGCTGTACTAGTCGTTTTAGTTGTTACAGTACTAGTATTCCACGTTGTAGTCCAAGATGTAGTAGTGTTCTTAGATGTAGTAGTACTTGTGTTATATGCTGTTGTTGTAGTTGTGCTAGTATTAAACGTGGTTGTTCTACTAGTTTCCCACGTTGTAGTATAAGCGGTTTCTGTTGACTTACTAGTATTATAAACAGTCATAGTATTTCTAGATGTAACAGTAGAAGTATTATATGATGTTGTTCTACCAGTGGACCACGTTGTTGTAAATGCTGTCGTAGTGGTTCTGGAGGTTTGAGTGGTGGTATTAAACGTAGTGGTCCTAGTTGTGTTATGACCCGTAAACCAACTAGTTGAAGTAGTATGTTGTGTTATAGTACTAGTGTTATATGTGGTAGTTCTAGTTGTTTCATACGATGTACTTGTAGAATGTTTTGTTGTTGTTGAGGTGTTATAAGCAGTTGTTGTAGCATACTGAGTTGTGGTGGATGTTGCTTTATCAGTAATAGTAGTAGTATTATATGCTGTGTTATACGCGGTGGTTGTACTATGTTGGGTTATAGTACTAGTATTAAATGTTGTACCTCTAGTAGTATTCCACGTTGTAGTGTATGTTGTTGTTGTACTAGTACTAGTATTGAACGTAGTTGTTCTACTAGTTGACCAAGTAGTGGTAGTACTCCTGTTTGAACTTCTTGATGTACTTACTGTCGTAGTTCTTGATGTAGTTGTGCTTGTGTTAAAGGTAGTTGATATAGTTGTAGCTCTACTAGTACCATATGTAGTAGTTCTATCAGTTCCTACAGTATATTCAGTTTGACTTTCTGGAGTAAGCGTAGTACTTGTAGATCTAGAAGTACCTCTATTAGTTTGTACACAGGTTTGAGTATTAGGCATTTGTAAATCCTCCTTTCTTAATTAAAATGTCATTAATAAAATAATTATAATCACTTTGTATATGACTAATTTTATAAGCATTATCGTCACTACTATCGAATTCTAATTTTGTTATTTCTACTTCAGTATTATTAATTTTATGCAATTTATCTCCAACAACTAATTCATTTACATTTTTTTCAATCCAAGATCCATCACGTTTTACTATCATAGGTTGATTACCAGAAACTGTTAATAAACCATCATTTATTTTCCACATTCCATAACATGTAATACCCCAACAGGTATGGCTGCTTCCTGCATATGTTAAAACAGGATTCGCAGGATCTTCACATGTTAATACACTATATGCTTGCCCTGCTTTTTCAATAGGTATATGTCCAATAGTTTTTCCTGAATAATGAAGAAGTTTAGATCCATTAACAAAACCAGGTATTTTCTTCAAATCAGGTGTTAATGTTAAAACTGGTAACTTCATTGTAGTTTGATTAAAATATGTATTTTCAGGTGGGTCAACTGTAATGTTTGTAAATACAACATCATTAGCCCAAGATGTTGGTTCAGTACAATCAAAAAGCATAAAGGGATCTGTTGTACCAGCTGTAAAATTCCACCATGTTACTTTACAATTAGGTTTAGCTTTATTTCTAGCAAAATGACGGAATTTAGTATGTAATAAATCGTCTGCGTATGCAAATAATTGAAATATTGCATCGTAACGAGTGTGGTGTTCAGATGTTAATGTCCACCAATGATCTTCTACAACTCTAACATTTGATTTACCAACAGCCCAAGCTTTTGCTTTCTCTATTAAGTCAGGATGTGATTCAGTTATAGTATGAGAAGCAGGATTTCTTGCTTGAATAGCATCTGATAACATACCCATACCAAAACCACATTCTAAAACATGATCACCATCTTCGACGCATAGCTCGGCCGCCTTAGTATGTATCGGTTGTTCCCATGACATTTGAACTTCTCTCGTGTCACCTAAATCCGAAACCCAAGTAATCTTATCATCAGCAAATGTTAAACTTGCTTCTAAATACGTCTTTCGTCTAATTGTTGGTTCCATATTTTATATATTTACATATTATATACAGTTTCTAAAGCATCCACCATATTGCGTCATCCAACATGAATGATACCAAGTTGTCCATGATGTAGTATATGTATATGCTGTTGTATCTTCATCTACTAAAATTGTGGTATTATAAAAAGTTGTATGACTAGTATTCCAACTCGTATTATACGTGGTGTTTCTACTGGTAGCCCAAGCTGTATTCCAACTGGTAGTAGTAGATGTATTAAACGTAGTTGTAAATACAGTATTTGTTGTGGTACTAGTATTCCAAGTAGTTGTTCTACTGGTAGCCCAAGTAGTGGTTGTACTTTTAGTAGTTTGTGTACTAGTATTAAATGTCGTATTCCTAGTGGTGTTCCATGTAGTAGTATAAATAGTTGTTGTACTATGAGCTGTTACAGTACTAGTATTATATTGCGTTGTATATATTGTTGTTGTATCTGTTGACTTACTAGTTTGTACTTGAGTACTTGTCTCCCAAATTGTTGTGTAAGTGGTGACTGTATTAGTACTTGTGTTATATGTTGTATCTCTACTAGTATTCCAAGTAGTTGTATAAACAGTAGTTGTGTTTTTACTAGTTTGAGTGGTGGTATTATATGTTGTTGTTGTGCTAGTATTATATGAAGTATTAAAAGCTGTAGTTGTGCTCCTACTTGTTACCGTAGATGTATTAAAAATTGTACTCGTACTTGTGTTGTACGTGGTAGTATAAGCGGTTGTTACATTAGTACCTGTTTCAAAAGTAGTCTGTGTAGATATTGTGGTAGTGGTAGATGTATTATATGTAGTAGTCCTACTAGTGTTCCATGTAGTAGTTGTGCTAGTACTTGTATTGTATGCTGTTGTGTATACCGTTGAAGTAGTTTTAGCGGTTTGTGTACTAGTATTATAATTTGTAGTATATGCAGTAGTAGTATTTTTACTAGTCACAGTACTAGTATTATATTGTGTTGTATAGGAGGTGCTAGTGCTTACAACAGTAACAGTACTAGTATTAAAAGTTGTTGTATATTGAGTTGTTGTACTTGTATTGGTACTAGTATTGTAAGTAGTGGTATAAGCCGTAGACGTAGTTCTACTTGTTACTGTACTCGTATTATATGCTGTTGTAAAAGCTGTAGTGGTATTTTTACTTGTTACTGTACTCGTATTATATGTTGTTGTAAAAGCTGTAATTGTACTCTTGATTGTTACTGTACTTGTATTATAAGTTGTAGTATATGCTGTAGTAGTACTTCTACTTGTGGATGTAGATTTACTTGTTTCATACGTTGTTGTTGTATTCGTAGAGGTATTATAACTTGTTGTCCAACTAGTTGTAGTGTTTTTTGACGTTACAGTAGTTGTATTATATGTTGTTGTATAAGCCGTTGTTGTACTTCTTTGTTCTTCTGTTGTTTTAGACGTAGCCCAAGTAGTTGTATGTTTTGTAATGGTAGAGGTATTAAACGCTGTAGTTGTACTAGTATTAAAAGTGGTTGTAGTATCAGTAGATGTATTATAAGTCGTAGTGGTCGCAGTTTGAGTATTATACGTGGTTGTAGTGTTGTGATTTGTTGACCAAGTAGTGGTAGTACTCTTGTTAGTTGACCAAGTTGTTGTTGTGGATTTACTAGTTGAAACTGTTGTGGTAGTAGACGTATTAAAAGTTGTTGTGGTACTATGATTTGTTGACCACGTGGTTGTTGTTGACTTAGTTGTATTATAAGTTGTATTAGTACTTCTTTCAGTATTGTACACGGTGGTAGTTGAATGACTAGTTTCAACTACTGTATTAGTAGCAGTATTATAAGTTGTAGTAGTATTTGTACTTGTATTGAAAGTTGTAGTAGTGCTTTTATTTGTTGACCACGTTGTTGTGGTACTTCTACTTGTGCTCCATGTGGTCGTTGTAGATTTTGAAGTACTAACCACTGTACTCGTACTAGTGTTATATACTGTAGTAGTATTAGTACTAGTATTGTATGTGGTAGTAGTTGCCGTTTGAGTATTATATACTGTAGTTGTATTTTTATTTGTACTCCAAGTGGTAGTAGTGGATTTACTTGTTTCTACTACGGTAGCAGTTGCTTTACTTGTAGATACAACCGTTGTTGTAGATGTATTAAAAGTAGTCGTGGTACTTGTACTAGTATTATAAGTTGTAGTTGTAGATTTACTAGTTTCGTAGGTAGTAGTGGTACTCTTACTAGTACTCCAAGTGGTATTTGTACTTTTGCTAGTTTGAACCACGGTAATTGTACTCGTGTTAAATGTGGTTGTGGTGTTAGTTGAAGTATTGAATGTTGTTGTTGTACTATTACTTGTCGCCCAAGTAGTATTATAAACAGTTGATGTATTAGTACTGGTGTTATATGTAGTAGTTGTATTTTTAGATGTTTCGTATGTAGTAGTAGTAGACTTACTAGTCTCATACGTGGTAGTTGTATTTTTACTTGTACTTACGACAGTTGTAGTAGATGTGTTGTAGGTTGTTGTTGTAGACTTACTAGTCTCATATGTAGTGGTTGTCGCTGTAGTTGTATTGTAAGTAGTAGTTGTACTTTTGTTAGTACTCCATGTTGTTAAAAACGCGGTAGTAGTTGCTGTTTGAGTATTATAAGTTGTAGTAGTTGCAGTACTAGTGTTAAACGTAGTAGTAGTACTTTTTGATGTTTCCCAAGTAGTATTATAAGCGGTTGTAGTAGATGTTGATGTATTAAACGTGGTAGTAGTACTAGTTGAAGTATTATAACTTGTAGATGTTGTTTTACTTGTAGATACAACTGTATTTGTAGATTTATTTGTGCTCCAAGTAGTTACATAAGCTGTTGTTGTATTAGTAGAAGTATTATATGTAGTAGTTGTTGACTTACTGGTAGACACAACAGTATTTGTTGTTGTGCTAGTATTATATGTGGTTGTAGTGCTTTTTGATGTACTTACAACAGTATTTGTACTTTTACTAGTTATTGAACTAGTTTGAAATATTGTAGTTTTACTAGTGTTCCACGTGGTAGTATATGTCGTTGTCGTAGCCGTAGTTGTGTTATATGCTGTTGTTGTTGACTTATTTGTGCTCCAAGTGGTATTTGTTGATTTACTAGTTACTGTACTAGTGTTATATGTCGTAGTAGTAGATTTAGTTGTATTATATGTTGTAGTTGTATTAGTAGAAGTGTTATAAGTAGTAGTCGTACTTTTAGATGTTGACACGACTGTATTTGTAGATCTTTGTGTTGCGGTGCTAGTATTAAAGGTCGTTGTAGTATTAGTAGATGTGTTATATGTAGTAGTGGTGTTAGTAGATGTATTGTATGTGGTTGTGGTACTTTTGCTAGTAGCCCAAGTAGTATTAAAAGCAGTGGTAGTTGTTGTGCTTGTATTAAAAGCTGTGGAAGTACTCGTGGATGTATTAAAAGCTGTTGTTGTAGACTTACTAGTAGATACAACCGTTGAGGTTGATTTTTGAGTAATAGTACTAGTATTATATGCTGTTGTTGTATTGGTTGACGTATTATACGTCGTAGTGGTAGACTTGCTAGTTGACCAGGTTGTGGTAGTCGACTTCGTAGTCGCAGTGGACTTTGTCGTTGATTCGTTCCAAAATTCTTTCCTGAAAAATCCTAACCATTTCATACAGTCTCATAGTTTTTAAGCAAATTCACTAATATAATTTATAAGTACCTTATCTGTAGCAACTACAATATATGATATAACAGATACAGCGTTTGCAGCTACACTGAAATTTACATTTGCTCCAGCAGGTACTTTCATATAACTAGGTAGACTAGTATATGTACACGATCCAACACTCGAAGGATTGTTTAATATAATACAACCAGCTTGTCCAATATTCTTAGAAGCTACGGTTAAAGCTATAGTATTAGCCTCATTAGCTATTGTTAAACTAAAATTTTCATTAACACTTAAGTCACATGTATGTGTAGATGTTCCACCTGCACTAGATGCAGTAACACTTGTTATTGAATTGGTATTATATCTACCTATTGTATATATTTTTCCATCAGTTAATGTACCATTGTTTATATGTACATTTGTTAAGCTCCAATCATAGTTGTTTGATGATCCGTCTTGAGTTATACTATTTACTCTAAAAACACCATAATTATTAGGATCGTCACTTTGGCATATTATTATATGTTGTCCAGATAAGATAGAGAAATAATTTTCGAAGGAGGTTGTAGTATCTCCATAGACATATTTATTTGTTTTTAGAGATGTTATTGTTGAAAAAGTAGATAAATTACTACCCGTTTGATCAAACTCTCCAGATGCCGGACTTCCACTGTTTTTAAGTCTCCAATTAAACAAAACTGGAACTCCAGATGAATTTATATCTGCAAAATAATTTGAAATGCTTTCTATTGTAAAGTTTTTAGTTACACCACCTTCATTAGAGCCTATAAGTTTATCTGTGTTGGTAACAGATGTGTCTTGAACATATGTACTAATTCTTGCCATTTTTAATTCTTTTTAAATTTTTCAAAACTTCGTCCGCCGAAATAGGCCCCAATGGTAGTCATTAGAACTAGCTGAAGTAAGTCGGTCCATTTTTGCTCAACGTTAAAGGTTATTGAACCACTATCAATAAAAACCATTAAAACTGTTGCTACTATAAGAAAAATTAGAACAAGTGGACGAACTGATCTAGTTAACCAGTTTCCATGCTGTAAGTCTGCTTGCCATCTTTCTGTAACATTTTTTTGCATAGCTGCCTCAGCATCTATAAATATTTCAGTCATTTGTTTTTCAAACTCAGCTTTTTCGTCTTTTGTTCTAATAAATCTATCAGCAACGCCAGCTAGTTTATCTACTACACTACCTCCAGCATTGCCAAATAGTTTACCTAATATTTTACTCATAACTAAGAATTATGCCAATTAGGTCCTCCTTGCGTATACCTATTTTTCCTCCTATTGGATTTTGTTTTTCTTGTGCCTCTAACAGCAACACTTTCCTGATTATCGTATCCAGCACCCATGTTTTGAGACCAAGTGCCGCCAACGATAGTATCTTTATTATCATTTACATTATTAGCTATTTTGTCACTATCATCATCAGATTTAGGTACCCACGTATTAGTCGTGTCATCCCAATGACCTTGTTGATTTGGATTATTTGGATCTATAGCTGTTTTACTAGTATTCCAAGTTGTTGATGGTTTATAACCATCTGCTGGATTATTAGTTTCTGTTGTTATAAGCGTAGTATTAACGTTACCATAATCGCTTTTCTTAATTTTGTATTGACCAGGATTATGAGAATAAACATTTTCTCTATGTCCACTATCTAAAGCTTTACCACTCTCTGATCTTTGCCTAATAGCTTTAATTGTTGTTTTATCATCTCCTTCACCTATCGTTCTATCACTTGTTGTACTTTGCCAGTCATCAGCAGCACCACCTAATCCAAGAAATCCTTTTTTCTTTTTACCACCTTTGTTATAACCACCTGTTATTGATAATGCATCTATTATATCTTGATTACCTGCAGCAACCTCTTCATCTATATTAACTCCTTTTTTTATTAGTTTATTTATATAGTTAGTTTGCTTTCTTACATTCTTCGCGTCACCTTTTCTATATTTATTAAGCTTTTTATTCTGCTGTCTTACTTGCCAAGGTTCTGCAACATCCATGTAACCACCAGTTATTTCAGTACTGATGCTTTGACCTTTAACTTCAGAAGTACTTCCGCTTGTTGGTATATCTGAGATTGTTGATTTACCTTTTGTGTTTACTTCTTCATAATCAAATTTTTTAACCCATTTTTTAAATTCTGGACCATCTGGATCCCAATCAGGATTAAAACCACCAGCTATGTTTGTTGGATTATTGAAACTATTAAAATAGTCTTTACCTGTTAAAAGTTTAGTAATTTTTTTCTTTTTTATAGTTTTTCCATCAGCGCCTTGGGTAACTATTCTTTGATTACCTGTACCAGCATCATCTACTTTAAAATGTTTGTGTTTAATGTTTTCACCATTTACATCACCAGTTTGGAAATCTTCATGTTCACCATGATGTGCCGGGCTTTTCCATGCTTTACTTATTTTTGCTTTATGTGCCATAATTTTTTATTTATTTATTTACGCTTTCAGCTTCTTGTTCCCAAGGAAACTGTCCAGATCCCTCTGGAAGTTTTATATATGTACCGTCTCCGGCTGGCCACATAACATGACCATCTTTTGTTCTTTTATATGATTCACCTTCCCAAATAATTTGACTATTATCATAATAAAATCTAGCCCCACCTTTTGGACCCTCTTGTTCAAACTGCTTTATATGCTCATTTTCATGCGCTATAACTTTTCTACCCTCTTCACTGTTTAAATCAATAGATGGATCTACAAATATAGTTCCATCGTTGTTAGCCTCAGCTTGAACTCCTTCATCTAATTTCTTTATTATTATAGGTGCTGTATTAGGTGCATTTTTATTGGTAGGGTTATTTTTTATACCCTTATCTCCCCTTAATACATCAGCAGGATTAAACCTTGGTGATCCTAACTTAAAAGACATTACTTACCGTATTGATACTTATTTCTATGCGTTGGTGCGGGATGGAAATCTAATGATTCTGTAGCAGCTTTAGCATCATACGTAGATGGTACTCTTTTAGCAACAGTTCTTTTAGGTCCACCAGCTGTATCAATATCCATCATTTCTGAATCTGTAGGTTTTCTATCACCATTTCCTTTACCCTTATTCATAGTACCAGCTATATTTAAAATACTACTTAAACCACCTATTCCACCTGCTGCTCCCATTGCTCCACCTGCTGCTCCTGCTCCACCTGCCGCCGCGGCTCCACCACCTGCTGCTGCTGCCGCTACTGGTGCAACTTTAGCTGGGGATCCTGGTTCTTTGCTATATTCTGGGGTAACATGTGATATACTAGTATCCGTTCCCGGTTTTCCTCTACCTGGGATTTCAGCAACTTTAAATTTACTAGGGTTTCTTTTCGATATTTCGTTTATTATCGATCTTGCTTTTGTGTTATTTACTATTCCCATAGTTATCTATGTTTATCTTTGATCATATCATCTATAGCTTTATTATAAACTTTATCAGTATATGATCGGTTATTAAAAAATATGTTTTTCTCGGAAGTGGGTATATCCTCCTCACCCAATAAGATTCTGTATATACGGGATATAAGTTGACTGCATTTAAATGATGTTTTGTATATACTGTATTTAATTGTTGTTCTATTTCGATGTCTCCATACTTCGATCCAACCTTCTCGTCTTAATCGTTCCCAGCGATTTTTATCCCAGGACATTGTATAAGAGCCATCTATAAAATTATTACGTGTAAATCGTGATTTGCAATCTAAATAGACTAAAAGTTCTAAATCAGCATCTTTTAAATTATAAGTTTTACATGCCCATTTTCTAACTAGTCTATAATATTTAAATAATTGCATCTCACGAATATCCGATGCTGTTAATCTCATTCTACTATAACTACATCTTGTATTTGTATAACGGAATATTGTTTTTCTTCAAATGTTATACTATGACCTCTAGTTTTGTCATAATGTATAATATCATTTATATTGATTCCTTCTACTTTATTACCAACACTTATTATTTTAGCTTTTATATATCTATTTTCAGTGTCTAATTTATCTGTTATTTCTAAACCGGCGATTTTTTTCGGCGATTTTTGAAAATTTTCTACTATTATATAATAATTAATTGCTCTCATTTCTTACTCTTACATTAGAAATTACACAATCTGCAGAGATAATAGTAGAAACAACACTTACTGCGTTTTTTAGTGCTGTTTTTGTAACTAAGACGGGGTCTACGATGCCAGATTTGATCATGTCGACTTGTTTACCGGAAATTACATCAAACCCAATACCTTGTTGAGTGGGTATTTCGTAGTTTTCAATACCAGCGTTTGCCATAATGGTTAAAAATGGAGATTTTATAGCCTCTACTAGTATTTTCTCCCCAATATTTTCAACTTTTATGCTATTTGCAGCATTTAATAACGCAATTCCACCACCAGAAATGATTCCTTCTTGTAATGCAGCTTTTGTTGCGTATATAGCGTCTTCAACTCTGTCTTTTTTCTCTTTTAATTCGACTTTTGAGTTAGCACCTACTTTAATAAGACCAACAGAACCGGAAAGCATAGCTAATCTATCTTGTAGTTTACGCTTAAAGTAAGGTTCTTTTTCTTTTTTGATCTTATTTTTAATGTCTTTTACTCTTTCTTCTAGTTTTTTATTTGAAATACCAGTTGTCAGGACGGTAGTTCTGTTATTTGTTACAGATTTGACTACTTGGCCAAGACAATCTGGCTGGATTAGATCTAAATCATCTCCAAGCTCTTCATTCATAACTTGTGCTCCAGTTAAAAACGCCAAATCTTCAATAGTATCTGACTTAGAAGCACCAAAACCAGGTAAATCTATAATATTTACATTTATATTACCCTTTACTTTATTCATTAATAATGCTGACTTCACCTGCTGATCAACTTCTGCAATTATTAGTAAAGGTTTTTTGTTTTTAATAACATACTCTAGTATGTTTTGTATCTTTCTTATATTAGGAATAGGTGAAGAAACGATTAAAACACATGGATTTTCTAACTCTGCGGTATTTCTATCTTTGTTTGTTACAAAGTGTGGCGATGTTAAACCTGAATCTAACTGTATACCATCTACTATTTCGTTAAAAGTGTCTTCAGTATCACTTTCTTCCATTAAAACTACACCATCTTTACCTACTTTCTCGTAAGCTGTCGCAATAATGCTACCAAGTTTCCTATCATTATTACATGAAATAGTCGAAACGTTGGTAAGCATGTCACCAGCCACTGTTTTGGCGTGTTTTGAAAGGTATTCATTAACCTTTTCATATCCTGATTTAATTCCATTTTTAATATCTCTTGTAGAACAATCCATAAATTCAGGATTATTCACTGTTTTTAATAGTGATTCGGCAAGGACGATAGCCGTTGTGGTACCGTCACCTGCTTCTTTCACAGTATTGTTAGCAGCTTCTTTTATTAGTGTTGCACCTATATTCTCAACAGGATCTAATAATATAACTGATTGCGCTACGGTTACACCGTCTTTAGTAATAACAGGTTTACCTAATCCATCTTCATAGATAACGCATTTACCTGAAGCTCCCAGGGTAGATTTTACTGCTTTTGCTAGTTTATCTACGCCGTCTATAACTTTACTTTTGGCATTATCGCCAAAATTGAGATCCTTAACGATCTCGCTAGGGTGATTAAATTCCATTTAATTAAAATTTTAGTTATTAAAATGTTTTTACAACTTTAGGTCCTTTTGTGAACTCTAACTTTTTGTTGTAATGTTCGATGCTTCCATCAATAGCTGCTTCTGCAGATTCTATTGTTTCACGTCTTGTAACGTCGTACCATACATCTTCTTTTTCGATGTCTCGGTATTCGGTTTGATAGTATCCATTGGGTAACTGAACTATTCTCCAGTTTTTCTTCTCAGCAAGGTGTTTCCATGCTGTAATGGCTTTTTCATCGGTTTGTGGTTGACTAGACCACGTATTAGTCTTGTAATAAAAATACGTCATAATTTTGGTATTTAAGGTTAAAAATTATCCAACTTCACCTCTAGAGTGAGTTGCTCGGTTATAGGCAATAGATGTTCTTCTTATTGCACCACTTTTAGTATGGTGTAGATCAGAATCACTTCTTTGACCAATGGCTTGGTTTTCTCTTTTTTTCTTACGTCTAGCTGGTGTCATAGCTGCTGCTTTGTCTCTAGCTCGTTTTCTTCGTAATGCTGCGGGGCTCAATCCCTGAGAGTTCCCTGGTCTTTTTTCTGCCATACAATTATAATTACATAGTAAATAAAAAATTTACATAGTGACAATTGCCTGTTACTAACTATACTTAACCTAAGGATTATACTTAGTATAATCCTATAAGGGGAAAGGGTGACAACAGCCTATTACTTAGGTATACTATAAGGCTACTGTCACTAAAAAAAAGTTATTAGATATTTTGGGAGGTAGTGTTGCCCCCTCCCTCCTCAACCACCCCATCCTAGGGAAAACCGATATTATTGACCCAGCCCCACCTTATCTATATATCCCTGCTTATATTGCCTCATATACCTGTCTCATCTCTCTCATTCCTTTCGTCTGTCTCATCTACCTCGTCGATGTGTATAGCATTCCTCCTCCTCCTATCCTATTATCCTCCTTATCCCATCCATGTATAGCATCCTCCCTCCAACCGTGTATAGCACCCCCTCCCCGGCCCGTACCGCCTGCCCTACCCTGCTTATTATGATATTATTTCCATTTTAAATACGAATATAAATGGATAATAATAGTAAATAACACTAATAAAATATATATAATATGACTTATAATAAATTAAATTCTATATTACCAGCTAACTCAGAAATACACTATAAAACTGACTGCTCTCAATTTTTCCTAGATAATAATCTTAATATCAATGATTATTCTAAATATAAATTTATACTATTCGAATATACTACTGACTATCTACCTGCTACTATAGCCTCACTAGATTCTAATAATATAAACTATAAAATTAAAACTGATGACTGGAATTTAAAATATATTTTAATAGAAAAATAAACATTTTAAATACGAAACTATTTGGATAATATATATAAATAAAGTTTTTCTAATGAAAAAAAGTTTTAGAGAAAGAGAGAAAGTGTGGTATACTTTCATAACAAAAATAACTAATAAACAAATTATCTACTTTTACAAATGAAATACGAACTAAAATGGATAATAAAATAAAGAAAATTAAATAAATATTAACAATTAAATTTTATAACTATGAGTAACTTAATTACAAAAAGATTTGTCGTAAGACAATCACTAGTCGGAAAAAATGTTACCTTCGACTTC